ATTAATGTTGGAGACATTATCGCCCACACCAGTATTCCTGTTGGAACTTCAATTAATAATGTTAATACTGGAACTAAAGCAGTAACATTAGATGCTAACGTTACTGCCGGTATTTCTACAACTAGTCAAGTAACTATTACTCATGCGGTTGATACAAATACTGATAGAGGTATTTCATTCGCATATAATACAAGCACTGGGTTAGTAAATAACAAATTAGGATTCTTTGGTTTTGAAGATGATTCTATAGCATCATCTGCTTCCAATATTAATACACATGGAACACATGGTGATGACAGTAGAAGATGGACTTATATTCCAGACGCTTCGATTAATAGTAGTGTTGTAAGTGGAACTAAAGGTTTCCTTGATATTAAAGGTATTTACTACCAGACTGGTGATTATGAAACTGGTGGTGTTGTATATTTTGATGGAAATGGTCTTCAAAGATCAACTAATGCTCCAGCAGCACCAACATTTACCTCAAAGCAGGTATTAACAGCAATCACTAAAAAAGATTTTTCTTTAACTGCTTCAATCACAGTATCTGCGGGTGACATCATTAGACAGGATGGAACTAACGCATACGGTATTGTTGAAACTAACGTATCTGGAGCAAATAATGTAAGTTTAATCGGAATTGAGGGAACATTTGCTACTGGTCAAAATTTCAGAAGAGAAGGTGTTAATGGTTCAATTACAAATTTAGCGTCTAATCCGGTTTCAATCACTGACATATATAATAACAAGCCCCACTGGACTTCAACTCTTGACGGGGGTACTTTCTGAGGTAACTAATGGAAAATCAAAGTGAAGTGGATGTCAACGTTCTGATAAAAATTTATAATTCTAAATTAGCAACAGTATCAAATCAAAATGTTCTTCTTGAAGCAAAGTTAGCAACTTTGACTCAGGATTTTAATGAACAACTTGATGCTTTGTCAAATGAAAACGCTGACCTCAAAGCAAAATTAGAAGAGTAATATGGCAAAACCATCAACTAGGCAAGGATTAATAGAGTATTGCTTACGTCAACTTGGTGCTCCAGTTTTAGAAATTAACGTGGATGAAGATCAAATTGATGATCTGGTTGATGATGCCATTCAATATTTTAATGAACGCCATTATGATGGTGTTGAAAAGATGTATCTTAAATATAAGATTACAGAAGATGATGTCAATAGAGGAAGAGGGAAGGGAACTAGTGGAACTGGAATAGTTGGTTCCACAGCAACTGATACCTCTGGTAGAACATATAATTTTTATGAAACAGAAAATTATATTCAGGTTCCAGATTCTGTAGTAGGAATAGAAAAGATTTTTAAGTTTGATACTAGTTCCATTTCAGGTGGAATGTTCAGTATTAAGTATCAACTTTTTCTAAACGATTTATATTATTTTAATTCGGTAGAATTACTGCAGTATTCGATGGTCAAATCTTATCTTGAGGATATTGATCATCTATTGACAACTGATAAGCAAATAAGATTTAATAAAAGACAGGATAGATTATACCTTGATATTGATTGGGGTTCTCAACCAAAAGATGAATTTATTGTTATTGAATGCTACAGAGCATTAGATCCCGATAGTTTTACTCAAATTTATAATGATAGTTTTATGAAACTATACTTAACTGCTCTTATTAAAAGACAATGGGGCAGAAATCTTAGTAAGTTTAGAGGAGTGAAACTTCCTGGAGGAATTGAATTAAATGGGGGAGAAATTTTACAGCAGGCAGAGTCCGAAATATCGGATATAAAATCTAGGATGATGTCTGAATACGAATTACCACCCCTTGACTTTATTGGATAATGGCACTTAATCCTTTCTTTTCACAAGGGACTGCATCTGAGCAAAGATTAGTCCAAGATTTAATAAACGAGCATCTACAATTTCATGGTGTCGAAGTAACATATATTCCTAGAAAATTTGTTAATAGAAAAACTATTATTGAAGAGATTCAAACTTCTAAATTTGATGATAACTTTTCAATTGAAGCATATGTAAATACATTTGAAGGATATGGTGGTGCTGGAGATATTATGACAAAATTTGGTGTAAGTATTCGTGATGAATTGATACTTACACTTTCAAAAGAAAGATTTGAAGATTTTGTCGCTCCTTTCATGGCAGCGTTAGATGATGGAACTGATACTTCCATAATGCCCGCTTCAACAAGACCTAGAGAAGGTGATTTAGTATATTTTCCACTTGGACAAAGATTATTTGAAGTAAAATTTGTAGAGCACGAAGATCCTTTCTATCAGTTAGGAAAAAATTACGTTTATCAACTTAAATGTGAACTCTTTGAGTATGAAGATGAAGTTATTGATACTTCAATCGGTGCTATTGATACTCAAGTTCAAGATGAAGGATACATAACAACCCTAAATTTAATAGGTATTGGAAGAACTGCTATTGCTGAAGCATTCATTCAAGGAACTGTTAATAGTGGTTATATAAATGAAATTTTCCTCAATCATGATGGTTATGGGTATACCTCTGCTCCTACAATTAGTATAACTGCTTCTCCAACTGGTCAAATCGGAGATAATGCTAGAGCAGTTGGATTCATAACAACTAGAGGTGGCGTAACTTCAGTAGAAAAAATTCTTCTTACTAATGCTGGTGCTGGATATGTTGTGCCACCGTCAATAACAATTACCGGTGGTGGTGGTGTTGGAGCATCTGCGACATGCTCGGTTATAACATCTGGTCAAGGGGTCATCAGGATCAATATTACTGATGGTGGTGTTGGATATTCTACGGCACCCGCTATCACCATTGGAGCGCCACCAAACAGCGGTATAGCAAAGACTGCTGTAGGTATAGCATCTATTGGTAGAGTTGGAAATAATGAAGATGTCCTTGGTAATGACGTATTGAATGCTGTTTACATTCAAGATCCTGGAAGAGGATATAGTTCAGCACCAACAGTTATTGTTTCTGATCCAGATGTTATCAAATCTTCTGGTAATTATATTTTCAACGAGTTGGTCTATGGTGAAAGATCGCTTATTGAAGCAAGAGTTAAATCTTGGGATGCTGATGAAGCAATTCTAAGAGTTGCTCATGTTAGTATTGGAGCAACCACAGGAGATACTTTCTTCCCTGGAGAATTGATTACAGGAAGAGAATCTGGTGCTCAGTATCCAGTACAACAATTTAATGAAGATAATGTGGTTGATAAATATACCGAGAACGACATATTTGAATCTGAAGCCGATAGCATAATTGACTTCTCTGAAGGAAATCCATTTGGTACATATTAATGTTAGGTAATTATTATTATCATCAAATAATAAGAAAAACAATTATAGCGTTTGGAACGTTATTTAATGATATTCATGTCAGGCATACTGATGGTCAAGGAAACGCAGAAAGTGATGTTAAAGTACCTCTGGCATATGGACCAAGTCAGAAATTTTTAGCAAGATTAGATCAACAAGCAGATTTAAACAAGGCAGTTCAAATAACTTTGCCAAGATTGTCATTTGAGATGACATCAATTAATTATGATCCATCAAGAAAATCAAGTTTAATTCAAACATTTAAAACATGTGATGATGGAAGTAAAGTAAAAAAAGTATTCATGCCTGTCCCATATAATATTGGATTTGAACTAAACTTACTTTCTAAATTAAATGATGATTCACTTCAAGTTCTTGAGCAAATTCTTCCATATTTTCAACCACATTTTAATTTAACAATAGATTTGATAGATTCTATCGGAGAAAAAAGAGATATTCCTATTATTCTAGAATCTATTAATTTTCAAGATGATTATGAAGGAAACTTTGATACAAGAAGAGCATTAATTCATACTTTCAATTTTACTGCCAAAACATACTTGTTTGGCGCAATCGCAGACAGCAGCGATGGACTTATTCGTAAGGTTCAAGTTGATATGTACACGAATACAGATACTAAAACTGCTAAGAGAGAAGTAAGATACACTGTTACACCAAAATCGAAAATAGATAGGAATGATGATGGAGTCATTGACGTAGCAGATCATGCTTTGCTGCAACCTGGTGATGATTTTGGATTCGATGAAGGAATAGAATTCTTCAGTGATGGTAAAACATATAGTGAAGTTCGTCAAACTGATATTTAATAAACATGAAAGATAATTATGAGTCTATTGACAAAGCACTTGATGTTGAAAGTGAAATTGTTGAATCAAAACCAATGAAACCTGTTCCACCAAAAGTGGAAAAGGATGATATAAAAAAAGATTATGAATATACTCGTGCTAACTTATATTCTCTTATAGAAAAAGGTCAAGAGGCAATAAATGGAATAATGGAACTTGCTGGGGAAAGTGCAAGTCCAAGAGCGTATGAAGTTGCTGGGCAGTTAATTAAATCAGTTGCCGATACTACCGATAAGTTAGCAGACCTTCAAAAGAAACTAAAGGATTTGGAGGAGGATAATACTAAAAAGGGTCCAAATAATGTTACTAACAACGCATTATTTGTTGGATCAACATCAGAATTATCAAAACTACTGAAGCAAGGTTTTCTAAATAATAATGATTCCGACAGTAAATAATGGCGAAAAAATCCTGTAAAAAAGGATATTATTATTGCTACACTTCTAAGAAGTGTAAAAGAATCCCTATGGGATACTATGTTGGTGGAGGAGGATGGCTTCGTAAAGAAGACGAATCTGATGAGGGTGAAGGAAAGAAGAAGAATGGAAACGGAAATGGGAATGGGAATGGAAGTCACTCAAATGGCAATGGGAATGGGAATGGGGGCTCTGATGGGGGCTCTGATGGTGGAGGCGGAGGCGGAGTCTCTGAAGCGTGGAGTGCTAAGTACAAAAAATCCATCAATTGTGATAATCCAAAAGGATTCTCTCAGCGAGCACACTGTGGGGGTAGAAAGAAGGTAAGCGAAGAAGCGGTTTCTAAAAAACAGCAAAAATTCTTTGGTATCGTTCGTGCTATTCAAAAAGGTGAAATAGAACCTACAACTCCCGAAACTGCAGAAGCAGCAAGGGACATGAAAAAGTCTGATGTAAAAAAGTTTGCTTCTACCAAACATGATAAACTTCCTGAGAAGGTAGTTGCTAAAGAGGAGTCAAATCCTCGTATTCCTAGAAAAAAGGGACAACCCGCTAATTCTAAGAAGCACTCTGATCTTTATACTGATGAAAATCCAAAAGGAACTATTCATGGTTTAGGGTTCAAAGATGTAGCAACTGCAAAAGCAAGTGTAGCAAAAATCAAAAAATCAAGTCGTTCTCATGCTCATAAAATTCAAGCAGCAATTGCTATGGAACAAAGAGCAAGAGTTATGGGCAAAACCTCTGAAGCAGCAGTATTCAGAAAGTTCATTAATTCAATGAAGAAGAAAACTAAGCAAATGAATGAAGAAGTCATTGTTGAAAAACGCGACGGTAAGTCTGCTAAGTCCAAAGGTTACTCGCTCCGCGACTGGTTTAAAGGTGGTGGTTGGGTTCAAGCAGGTGGTAAATATGATGGAAAACCATGTGCCAAACAACCAGGACAAAAAACTAAACCATTTTGCCGTGATGCTGATGATCGAGCAAACATGAGCAAGAAAGAGAGAAGCAGAAGATCAGCAAAGAAACGTAGAGAAGATCCAAATCCCAATAGAAAAGGTAAAGCAAAAATGGTATCAGCATCTTATTCAAACTGGAGAAACGAACTTCAACTTAACGAAGGAATGGGTCTTGGTATTGCTGCTGGTGCTGCTGCACTTGCTGCCGCTCCTTATCTTGCTAAAAAGTTTTTAAAACCAAAGGCAGATAAGGCAATTGATAAACAGAGAAAAACTGCCCCTATTGGTGGAGATAGAAGGGTTCCACAAACAGAGGGTTATGATGAAATCAGATCATACGATAGAATCAAAAGACTAGATGGCAGGGTTAGATCTCTTGATGATGATAAACGTGATAAAAATAAAAAGGCAAAACCTACAGTTCAATTAGATAAAGCACATTTTGAACCACAAGGTGATCTGGTTGATGAGGGCAAGAAAGATGCTTGCTATCATAAGGTCAAGTCTCGATATTCTGTCTGGCCAAGTGCTTATGCTTCTGGTGCTTTAGTCAAGTGCCGTAAAGTTGGCGCTAAGAACTGGGGCAACAAAACCAAGAAAGAAGGTTATGAGTTCTCTAACTGGAGAGATGACTTTCAAGCAACTGAATATGAGTCTGTAGATATTATCAAAGCAGAACCACTTCAACCATCTCAAGGTATAGGTAGTGATATGCTTGATGAAGCAGGTAAGAAGTGCTGGAAAGGTTACAAGAAAGCAGGAACTCAGAAACTGTTCGGCAAAACTTACAACCGTTGTGTAAAAGCACATTTCTCCGATTGGAGAGCAGATATGGAACTCCAGGAAGACTGGCAGAAGTCAAACCGTAAAGACGGTGTTGATGGCATGAGTCAGAAATCTGTTGATGCTTACAAGCGTGAGAATCCAGGTTCCAAACTGAAGACTGCCGTAACTGGTAAGGTGAAGAAAGGAAGCAAAGATTCTAAGAGACGTAAGTCTTTCTGTGCTCGGTCTGATGGTCAGAGAAAGATGCACAATATTGATTGTAAAAAAACTCCAGATAAGAAAATCTGTAAAGCACGTAGACGTTGGAAATGTTGAATTAGGTTTTTGTTATGAGTGAACAGTATCTTGGTAATCCGAATCTAAAAAAAGCAAATACGGAGATTGAATTTACAGAGGAACAAATTATTGAGTTCCTTAAATGTAAGGAAGATCCTGTTTACTTTGCTAATAATTATATTAAAATTGTTTCTCTGGATGAAGGTCTAACCCAATTCCACCCATATCATTTTCAGGAAAAGTTAATTAACAACTTCCATGAAAACAGATTCAATATTTGTAAAATGCCTCGTCAGACTGGTAAGTCTACGACTGTGGTATCTTATCTTCTTCACTATGCAGTTTTTAACGATAGTGTTAATATTGGCATCCTTGCTAACAAAGCAGCAACCGCCAGAGAATTATTAAGCAGATTACAAACTGCATATGAAAACTTGCCTAAATGGATGCAGCAGGGTATTATATCCTGGAACAAAGGATCTATGGAGTTGGAGAATGGCAGTAAAATTCTGGCAGCATCTACGTCTGCGAGTGCTGTCCGAGGTATGTCTTTTAACATCCTCTTTCTCGACGAGTTCGCGTTCGTCCCAAATCACGTTGCTGACTCGTTCTTTGCATCTGTTTATCCTACTATTACTTCTGGCAAAAACACCAAAGTAATCATTGTATCCACGCCACACGGTATGAATCACTTCTACCGTATGTGGCACGACGCGGAGAAAAGCAAAAATGAATACATTCCAACTGATGTTCATTGGTCCGAGGTTCCTGGAAGAGATGATGTATGGAAAGAACAGACGATTGCTAACACATCAGAACAGCAATTCAAGGTCGAGTTCGAGTGTGAGTTTCTTGGTTCTGTCAATACCCTTATAAATCCATCAATTCTTAAAAATTTAATCTATGAAGATCCCATTCAAAGGAGTGCTGGATTAGATGTCTACGAAAAAAAGCAAGAAGAGCACAACTACCTTATTACTGTTGATGTTGCTCGTGGGTTGGGCAACGATTATTCTGCATTTATCGTCGTTGATATTACAGAGTTTCCCTATAAGATAGTAGCAAAGTATAGGAATAACGAAATTAAACCGATGTTGTTCCCAAATATTATTCAGCAGACAGCAAAAAACTATAATGATGCTTGGGTATTAGTAGAAGTCAATGATATTGGAGAGCAAGTAGCAAATATTCTTCATTATGATTTAGAATATGAAAATATGCTGATGGCAGCAATGAGAGGTCGTGCTGGGCAAGTAGTTGGGCACGGGTTTTCTGGTAAGAAGTCTCAAATGGGTGTTAGAACAACAGCACAAGTTAAGAAACTTGGTTGCTCCAACTTAAAGACAATGATTGAGGATTTTAAACTACTCACACTTGATTATGAAATAATATCAGAATTAACAACATTTGCTCAAAGACATAATTCATTTGAAGCTGAAGAAGGTTGTAATGATGATTTAGCAATGTGTTTGGTTATATTTGCTTGGTTGGTAGCACAAGATTATTTTAAAGAGATGACTGATAATGATATTCGTAAAAGAATATATGAAGAGCAGAAAAATCAAATTGATCAGGATATGGCACCTTTTGGATTTTTAGATGATGGTATAAACGATATAACGGGATCATTTACTGATAAGGATGGTGATCGTTGGCATACTGATGAGTATGGTGACCGTGCTCATATGTGGGATTATTATTGATGGACTTAGATGATCAGTTAAAACTAGGTCATTTACTTCTATTTGATAGGAAGTGTAGATCTTGTGGTGAGATAAAAAATTTAGTTGATGGATTTTATAGAACTAGAAAGGATAGAGGTCCTGTAGCATCTTCGTATTCTTATGAGTGTAAAAACTGTACAAAAAAACGTGTAAAAAAATCAAATGACACATGGGAGTACCCAGATTGGTAATTCACGTCACGATTCCCCACTGAAAATGCCCCTTTTAATAAATATTTTTAGATAATTTCTGGCACCAAGGAGAAAACAGATGCCTCTAAATTTAGCATCTCCTGGAATTGTAGTAAGAGAAGTTGACTTAACTATTGGAAGAGTCGATCCAGTCTCTGGTTCGATTGGGGCAGTTGTTGCTCCTTTCGCTAAGGGACCTGTCGAACTTCCACAATTGATCGAAAATGAAGATGATCTCTTAGACACTTTCGGCAGACCCTACTCAGTCGATAAGCATTATGAAGATTGGATGGTCGCTTCGTCCTACCTCGCATATGGTGGAACTCTTAGAGTTTTGAGAGCAGATGACGCAGGACTCAAGAATGCTTTCGTTGGTGCTGCTTCAAGCATCAAGATTAAGAGCACCGAGCACTATGAGCAACTCGGTTACGATGAGAATCCAATCACTAACGTAACTGTTGCTGCAAGAAACCCAGGAACTTGGGCGAATGGTATAAAAGTTGCTATTATTGATAGTAAAGCTGACCAAGTTCTTACTGGAGTTACAACTGCTGGTATAAATGTTGGATATGGAGTTACCACACCAGCAGTCGGAACTTTCTCTGACGCTTTAGGTAATAAGCATACTCTTGATGGATATTTCCATAGTATTGTAACCGATCTTCCTGCTAATGGTCAAGTTGCTGTTAAATTAGTTTCCCGTGTTTCCGCAGCAGGAACAGTTACTCAATTAGATTATGCTCCAGGCACTGTATTTGCACTTCCAAATACAGGTAATATTAGTGTTCATGTCAATGATACTGGTATTATTGGATCACCAAATGCCACCAGTGCTTATACTGGAGAAAAAGATTGGTTTGAAGAGCAATACATTCAACTTTCTGTTGGAAAGATTGATTGGGATACGATAGCAAATCGTCCTGGCACTTCGGATTATGCTGCCGCTAGAGGTGGTAGATTTGATGAAGTTCATGTTATCATCCTTGATGACAATGGGACAATTACGGGAAATGCTGGAACAGTTCTTGAAAAGCACTTAAGTCTTTCCAAAGCAAAAGATGCTCAGTTCTCAGTCGGTTCTCCCTCTTATTGGAGAAAGTATCTTTACTCCAATTCTGCTTATATCTTTGGTGGATCTGCTCCAGTAGGAACTATTCCAATCGCTTTCTCTGATAATGGATTAGCACAATCTGAGAATGATTCAGATACTGGTTGGGACCAGAACGCGGAAAATGTAAACTTTGGTGGTTCTGGCGTTGTAACTGTATCTTTAGCAAATGGAACAAACTATGGTGGAAAAACAAACACCACAGAAGCAGGATCACTCGATTCTGGTCTTGATGATATCCTTACCGGTTTAGGAAAATTTGAAAACACTGAAGAATATGAGGTTGATTTCATCCTCATGGGTTCGGGCAAACGAGCAAAAGATGATACTGCTCAACTTGCTAACAAGTGTGTAGCAGTTGCTGAAGCAAGAAAGGATGCTGTAGCATTTGTATCTCCACATAGAGGAGCATTTATCTCCGATAATAGTGTGGGTTCAGTTACTGTAAATAATATTGATCAAACTACAGATGAAGTAGTTTCTTTTGCTAATCGCATCACATCAACTACATATGCTGTTATTGATAGTGGTTACAAGTATATGTACGACCGCTTTAATGATACTTTCCGTTATGTTCCACTTAATGGAGATATCGCGGGAACATGTGCTAGAACAGATCTTCAACAGTTCCCATGGTTCTCACCTGCTGGAACATCTAGAGGTGCTATTCTAAACGCAGTAAAACTTGCTTATAATCCTGGTAAGAAGCAAAGAGACATTCTTTACTCTAGCAGAGTTAATCCAGTTATCTTCTCCCCAGGAGCAGGCATGGTCCTCTTTGGTGATAAGACAGCATTTGGTAAATCATCTGCTTTTGATAGAATCAATGTTCGCCGCTTGTTCATCTTCCTCGAAGATGCTATTTCTGCTGCTGCTAAGGACTTCCTGTTTGAGTTCAACGATGAAATTACAAGAACTAACTTTGTAAACATCGTAGAACCATTCCTCCGCGATGTTCAATCTAAGAGAGGTATCCAAGATTATGTTGTTATTTGTGATGAAACAAATAATACCGCTGCTGTCA